TGGCATGGTACCTTTGTAACATCTGGGCACCAAGCGTCAACAGATTTCTTCAGAGCTCTAGAAACGAAATTTCGAAACCAAATCCCAGAATGCGTATGGTGAAAACTTTCCCATACTCATAAGTGTGATATGTGATTGTGGTGCGCAGATCTAGATCCAGTCCGTAACTGCAGCCATCGTATTCCCCGTAATAGCGGCGTAACAAAATTTCAAACGGGTGAAACCATTTTGTCATGCGGCAGTAATTATTTTTTTTCATCCGGGTTCTCCCAGGGAACAATGTCTTTGTTTTTCAAATTCAGGTAAACATATTCAGGATTCAGGACCGGATTACCGTGTGGATCTGTGTATGTACGGTGTATCAAATCGTATTTGTATCCGTGGTCCGTGAGATAATCAAACACGTCTTGATTATATTTAAAACTATTCTTTTTTGTTTTTACTTCCTCGAAGTTTTCGTGTCCCCAGAATTTGGTGAAATATGTTTTGTAGATGCTGTCTACAATATCACCAAACTCGTCCATTATTTTACGTAACTGGAGGTGGCGCTCACGCAGCCATCTGCAATCGCGTTAAGAACTTTGAGGGCCAGTGCTGGATCATTTCCAATTTGCCCGTAAAGATTGCGATACACGTCGCTAAGACTGGCAGCGAAGTTTGTCCAATGTGTTTTCTCCGGGAGAAAATTGGCCACAGCTTCATCCAGGTCGTCTGCAGATGGTACAGATCCACTGCTCAAACTACGAACCACATTAGCAACATCATGAATCATCTTGGCTTTGGTAACGCGATCTTCGGGGCTGACAGCTCCTTCAAGTACTGCTGTGCAGGCAAGATTAACTGCAGGTTTCACATATGGAAGTGCCTGCTCGATCTTTTGTTGGACTGTGGTTCCGCCAGTTGATCCGGATCCACCTCCGCCGTTATTGGTGGCACAGCTGGATAGAAGCATTGCGAAGGGTAAAGGAAGTAACCATTTGAGTAGTTCATTAATCATGAAAGTATTTACCGCCTGTCAGTCCAAAACAACAATTCTTGCCAAAATAAAATATATAATCTTTTTTATTTGAATAAATCTTTAAGGGCTTCCATCCAATTGAACCCCACATCCCCTGCATTTTCCATCAACAACAATTCCTCTTCACTTGGTGTGTGGTCTTCTCTCATCACCTTGTGTTTGGAATTTCTTTTGTCCACAACCATATGTATCTCACGGGTTATGGAAAAATCAATTATTTTAATTATTTTTTATATTTTTTTATCGAAACATGCTGTTTCGGCTTCGTTTGCCATCAACCTTGCTGGTATCATAGTCATGACATCTGCTTGGATTCAATCCCAGTGCCCGCATTACACTCTTCCATCCGTCTCCATGGCCATCGTCTCCGAAAACCTTATAAGCAACAAGATGTGCCACTTCATGAGGAATGGTATCATTCATGAAATCCTCAATATTCTCTTTGCATAGCTGTTCATTCAGTTGGATACGCCATTGCTGTAGCCATGCACGACCTGCAGTGCTGCCAATGATTACCCATTCCAATTTGGGAAAATCGAACTCGGCACCATACTCCTCGTTCAGCTCTTCCAGAACCTGCCACACCCGATGAGTGGCTCGTTCTTTCATGGCTGTAACATCAAGCATCTGGCTTGTTTCCCCATTCTGGATTCCAGTCCGATTGAACCTGCTTGGTCTTTTCTTCCATCACCATCATTTTGTATCGGCATGTGGCTTCCACCAAGAATATCTCAATGGCTTGCATGGTTTCGCTATCCACATCTGATAATATTTCCTTCTCTAGTTTTTTGCTTAATCTGTTGTTCATGTTGCTAGCTTGGTCAATTATTTCACAAATGTCAATATTAAAAATAGTTCTTCGACCCTCTACGCTCATGATTTCGTAAAGGAATATCCTGCTCCTCTTTCGCCTCTGACTCTGGGCGTTGGCAGGTTCATCCTCTTATGGGAGCTAGTCAGACTCGCCAAGAGAAGTGTTGGCGTTCCGTTATACATAACCAATGTCTCCATTGGAAACTTTCCAGAACTGCAACCTTTCGGTCAACCTTCTCCGATATCGAAGAACTATACGGTTTGTATACTACCTGATTTTATTGTCAATAATAAAATAGCGAGTATGGGATTCGAACCCATGTAACAGGAATGAAAGTCCTGTGTCCTGGACCCCTAGACGAACTCGCCATGAGCCGGATGTCGGATTTGAACCGACGACCTGCGGTTTACAAAACCGCTGCAACTACCGCTGTGCTAATCCGGCATTGGGCAGAAGTGGATTCGAACCACTGAAGGCGTGAGCCAAGAGATTTACAGTCTCCCCCGTTTGTCCACTTCGGTATCTGCCCATGATTATTATATATTCTATTTTTTTAAAAATAAATGATTGTGGGCAAAGAGGGATTCGAACCCCCAACCAAGGCATTATGAGTGCCCTGCTCTAACCGTTGAGCTATTTGCCCAAATACCTCCGATTGGATTCGAACCAATATTACGCCCTCATCTAGGGCTTCACGAGTATAAGTCGTGGGTCTTAACCAGTTAGACGACGGAGGCAAAGCTCTACGCCGTCTTTTCTATTCGAGTCTGGTGTTTGAATGGGGGCTTCCATACATAACTGCCCCACATCTTCATCTTTAATTGTTGTTTGGCTTGAGCAAATGCCTTGGGCTTCATCTTCTTTGATCGCATTCGGGCTTCTTCAATCACACATTCTTCCTGCACTTTACCACTAAACTTTTTAAGACAACGAGCAAACGAATCGTTGCTTTGTCTTTCCCGTTCACTTACCTTCATGTTTACTCGGTCTACCATATTCTTAACCTTATATACCTTTCTGGGTTGATTGTCAATTAGTTTTTAAAATCAAACTCATATTGTTCAGCCATGTATCTGCCCCGCATCTTTTCATTCAACAATGCTTGTTCGGCTTCCAACATATTTACCATCAGTTTTTCTTGCCACAGATCATCGTTACCATGCATGACCAGTTCTTGATAGTCTTTTAGTATTTGTTCCAATACTTCAGTTGCTCTTTTCATGCAATCTCCTTTTCTGTTGTATAGCTATCCTCATAATCGAATGCTTCATTTGCATCTTGAGGATGATTTCGCAAATAGTCAATCCTTTTCTGTGCCATGTTTAGCAGTTCGTCTACCGGTATATTATCAAAAGTTCCGATAGGTGTCTCCATTTCAAACCACATTCTTGCAACATAATTAACCACCATCATTTGGTTTGCTCCCGATATTTTTTAATGAAGTCGTGAGCAGCCATCATGCTTTCATCAAAGTGTCGGGTGCGATATTCATGAGGAGTATCCTCGTCAGCTTGGCTCATCAACTCTGCAAGCGTGTCCACACCTTCGTCTAATAACTTTTTATATTTTATATCTTCTTTCATTTGTCCTCCTATATGGAAGGTGGGGGATTAAACCCCACCTTCCATTTGAGCACCACCTGCTTCACCAACATCATCTCCACCTTCCTCACCCTCACCCGCACCCGCACCTTCCTCGTTGGCTTGGGCGAGACTGGCTTTGCCAGCATCGGTAAGTTTGTAGACTGCTTCCTCTCCTCGACCTTCCTTCATCACCTTGCCCTCCCGAATGAGTTGTCGGATGATGAGATAACCCCGCTGAACATTTCCATCTACAGCGTTGGTTACATCGGTTTGGGTCAATGGCTCGGCAAGCGAGAGAACCTTTTTCAAATCCTCTTGCCAACGCACTTTGCGAGGGTCAATTTGGGCAGGGGCAGTTCCATCATTCACCCGAATTGCGTTATCCAAATCGAATCCGTTGTGTCCTAGACGAAGCTCAACATTATAGAGTCTGCCATAGCGATTCTTTGTGCTGTAAATCACACGCACATCTTCATCGGTCACGCTGGAACGCATCATAAAGTTTGCGTCCACGGCGTGAGGAATGAGTGTAGAACCCCGATAGTTGTTGCTCTTTGTGACGTGAAGAATCAATCCAAGAACACACTCTGTCTTTTTGCTGGACTTAATCATTTCATGGAGACAATAGCTTTCCTTCTCCCTAGCATTCATCTTCTTTGCCGTGGTGAGACATTGAAAGCTATCCACTACCATCACATCCACTTGGCTCATCATTTCAATTACCTTGTCTACATCAGTTTGAATTGCGATGTTCACATCTTTCAAACCAAGACGACGACAAGTATATGCCAACATCTCACGGCTTTCTTCGCCAGAGATATAAGCAGTTTTGATTCCTACCTTGGTCATACAATTAAGCATTTGAAGGAGGAAGGTTGTCTTACCAAGACCAGCACCAGCCGCGAGTGTAAAAACTGTAGATGGTAACAAACCTTCGCCCCCGAAGATTTTATCCAACATCTCATTTCCAGTTTTCAAACGGCGGTTGAAAAGATCGGGGATAACGATCTCGCTAACCTTCGTAAGATTGGTTTCGTTGTGGGAGAGGTTCATCACCGCTCCGCTGTTAGGTGTAGTTGCTGTTGTGTTGCTCATAGGTTGGAGAGTGACAGATTTTGAAAATAATACAAGAAAATAATCTTATATTTTATGGGGGTGGATGAGTTATTAAAACCTCTAATAACCGCCATTAGCTCACCTTATGCATGAAGATGGGCGTGTAATCACCCACATATGCACCTTCGGTGTTGTAGCTGAAAAATTCTTCAGCTTCATCGGGACTCATATCCTTCTCCAAAATCTTGATGCATTTGGCTCGGTCATATATCGCCACATTCTTTCCACCAAATGCACTTCCAATTCCAATGAATGCACCATCAAAATTATCTGCCAACAATATCTTGTTCGCTTCATCTGGATAATACTCCTCGATGAATTCGCTGATCATTTTACGATTAGGGTTTTTATTCTTTATTCTTTTCATTGTGCTTTCTCCTTTTTGCCAGTTATCAAGTATTGTTTGATATATTGGCCGTTTAGATTTTCTATATTCACTTCACTATACTTCCTGCGATATATGGTATCTGCAAGAAGAAGAGGATCTTTACAATAATAAGCATCCCCATTTCTGTTGAATACACGCCAAAGACCTTGGCCAATATTGACCAAATTCTTCAGCTTGCTTCTCAGCTTGTTTGTCATTCTCACTTGGTTACCCTCCTTTGTTTTAGGGTCATCAGAGGTAACCATATTCTTTTCTTTCTTGCAAGTCTTTTTTTGCAAAATCTTCTTCTTCATTACTTGATGTATTTATTTCAAAATAACAAAAAAGATTTTATATATTTTAAAAAAGAGATGTTGCCGGGGGATGGCAAGATCCAGGAGAAGCTCCCGGCACCACCCTGATCCGGTGGTGTTCTATGGAAAAAAACGGGACTGTAAGACTCTTACAGTTCTGCTGCCGCTGCAGCGGCCCTGATCACGCGTGAATATCAACCAGGCGGCGGCATTTGGTCTTCAGGGCCGCGATGAAATCGTCACCCAGGTCATACTCCAGATGCAGCTCTTCCAGGAGCTCAGTGTTCTGCAGCGCAACCAATGCTGCATGCGCCAATACCAATGTTTCACTATCGTCGAAATGCATTTTATATTATTTTATTTTTGTTGATGTTTCTTCCACGAAATGAATGGCTTCTTTTCTCACGTACCATGGCCAGGGCCAACTGCAGTCAATCAACACGGTGTAATGCTCAGTGTTGCTGACACCGCTTATCTTGCCGTGCAAACGGTCCCCGTCATCAGTTTGAAATGATACGCTGCGGCCCACATTCTTTTCCATTAGCTCCAGCTGCAGCTCTTCGTCTGTTATCATGGTATTTTCCTTTGACATGCTTTTTGGATCAACGTTTCTATTAGACAGGTTTGTCCATCAGACATGTTGTTCCAGGGTGGTACCGTTAAGGTTATGGTAAAGATATATTATCTTTCCGCCGACCTGCAGATTCGCTATCCATGGACCGGTGACAAGCACTCGGTTTCCACAGTCGGTCAGGGCTGCCGCGAGCTCCTAGGTGGAACCTATACGCGTTATCAGTTTGTCCCTGACACGGAAGATAATAAATTAATATATTATTTCTTGTGCTTGCCGTTAATGGTGATGGCGCTCTGAAGCACTTCCGGGCTGATCTCCGGAAGACCGGCCCCGGAACTCAGTTGCTCGCGCACCTGCTGCACGTTCAATCCCTGGCGCAGCAACTTGAGCGCAGGACGGCTGATGTATTGGCTCCGGAACTCAGCTGGCTTGGTGCTGAGATATCCGCTGCCTGCAGTGCGCGTGGCACCGGTAATCAGGCATACCAGCTTGGCTGTTTTACCTTCACTCTTGCGGCCCCGACGGGTTTCAGTGGTTGATGTATTCATATTGTTTTCTTCTCCAGTATTATTCTTTTCAGAAATCTCCGGGACAGCAGCATCTGCCGCTTTCTTCCCGGGAACTTCATCCAGATATGTAATAGTCATATTTCTTATATAAATGAATTGTTTACATTATCAACTGTTATTTTTATAAAATCTCTTAAATTGTTGATACTTAATGATATTATTTTTAAAAAGAATATATATTTTAATAAAATAATGCCATAGGGCCCTATACATGTTCAATAGACACGCTTTTCTATTAGAATGGTCTTCCTGAATTTTGGTCCGGGCAAAAAATAATAACGCAGCTCCAGGGCCCTAACCATATGTGGCATGCTGCGCAACCTGCAGCCGGTGATCTATATGATCTGCAGGTTATATTTCTTTTTATATATTTCTAATTTCTTTTTTATTTTGTACAGGGCACTCATCTCCAGTTGACGAATGCGTTCCCGGGTAACATGCATTTGGCTGCCCAGTTCTTCCAGTGTGGGAATATGGTCCTGTTGATGGAAACCAAAACGGGCCAGCAATATTTCTCGTTGCCTGGGATCCAAATCATTTATTAATTTGTGCAGCACACCGTACTCTTCATTCCCGTATATATTTTCAGGTTCAGATTGCGGCAGCTCCATGTACTCACCGTCGTCATTTGGTTTATCCAGGTCCACACGTTTGCATATCCTGCTGAAAGATTTGAGCGCTGCAGCACTGAGCCGCTCATCATCAAATTCTATGCCGCATCCCAGTCTTTCCTCCAGTTCATGTTTCTCGTGATATGCCCGGGCCACATCATCATTATGCCGGTATGGTACACTGACCACATTGCTGTTCTTTTGAATAAAGCGCCGGATACCGTGCTTGATGTAATATGCCGCGTAATTACCAAAGCTGGCTCCTTTAATCCTCTTCCACCGGCGGACCGCACTGTATAATCCAGGAGTTCCTGCCATGATCAGGTCATCGTGGCTATAACCTGATGGGGGACGAAACTGATAAGCCAGGTATATTACCAACTTCATGTTGTGAAGCACCAGTTTGTCCAGGAAATGGCGGCGGCCCTTTTTAATTGCTTTCTGATACTTTTCTATGGTCTCGTCACTCAGTACCGGAAGATCATCGATTTTTATTCCCTTCAAGCTCATAAAGTTTTGACGGGAAAACGCAGCATATGTTCAAAAGGTTTTAACGGATCCGGTCCCCTTTTATTATAAAATCTTTGATTTTGACAAAAAGATATGCAAGAAACAAGGTGCCCAGACCCAGTGTCCATACCATCAATATCAGCAACAGCTGTAATAATATATGGTAAATCAATTTAATAACATGCCAAATACTTTTAAAAAAGCTTTGCATTATAATATATCATCATTCCCCACTATTGAACATCCCATTGTGGTAACATGGGCGTAACTTTTTACATTGCTTTCACAACCATATGTCCTGTGAAAAGTGTCCAATTGTTCTTTGAGTTGTTGATTTTGTTTCTCTAGATCACTTATCAAATGTTGCAGCCTATGCAGTTCCTCCCCCATGTTCATATCTATATCTTATCTTATCGTGCATATTATTATTATCAATCCATCCAGGAAAACGCTTCCTTTAGGGAAAGACACCTCCCATGGAAAGACCTTTCTAATAGAGAGGTTTGTCTAATAGAGCAACGATGCTCTAATAGAAACGAAATTATTATTATTATCTTATTATTATCTGCTGGGGCAGGGATCGAACCTGCGACCAATGCATTAACAGTGCACCGCTCTACCTCTGAGCTACCCAGCAAAGTACTGGGTACTTATAAACTTATTATATAGCGCAAGCTTTAAACATTCCGGTACGTTTTAAAGGAATATCCAGGCTCAATGGTTTTACAGTCATGTCATTATCAAATTGTTCAACAAATGATGTTCCTTTAACTGGCATCTTGGCACCATAAGTTACCACCTTATTATTTTCAAAAACATGTATGCACACATGACCAGGCAATACATTAACATCCATTAGTTCTTTCTTTTGATGTTTAGCGCGATATTGGCGCTTTATGCTACGCGCAACTGCGCAATTTGATGGATCATGTTGTTTGCCGTTTCTTATATCACTTTTGGTTATTTTGAGTTTCATAAAAATATTTAACAATCTGAATATAATATTTTGGGAACAAGTGAAAAACGCTATTATTGAAATAATTATAATAAAAAAAATATATGAAAAATATAATAAAAAAAGGATCTGGGGGTGCGGATGGGACAGTACTTATAATTTATTTTGACAATAATTCCCTATAATATATCTTGTCTTATCCCCTATCTTATCCCTCCCAATATTGCCCACTTGGGCAAATGGGGTAATATGGCTTGATATACCCTCTTATACCCTCTTATATGGATATTTGATTTAAGATATATAAAGTTCCCTATCCCCTATTAAACCATTAAACAAACCATATCTTCTCTAGGGGAAATGTATACTTTCCCTTTTTTACCCTCTTTTTTTCCCTTTTTATGCTTTATTATTATAAAAAAAAGCTTATTTTATCTTCTTTTTTATAAAATCATATGTTGCAAAACCTATCCATAATAGTCCAAAACATATGAAGAAGAATGGTACTATAACTGCAAATAGTGTATCGGTGTTCATATCTATAATTACCTGTTTATAATCCCTATTTTTGCTTCATTTCCAGTAATTTTCTTAACAATTCATTGTTAGCCATATCCCTTCCAAACGGTCCCCTTAATGAATATTCACTGTTTCCTTCAGGGTCTATTTTTTCAAAAATCTCATAATCCTCTCCTTCTA